CAGAACGCAAACAAAGATCCAATGCGTCTGGACTTTTATATGTAGGAATTATTACTGATATCATAGTGTTGACCAATCTGTTAATGGTGATAACCAAGCTGTTTCACCATGGGTAGCATAACCAGGAATCGGTGTTATTAACAATTGGTTTTGTTTTCTCAATTCTAAAAACATATGAAAATCATTAGGATGTGTACCGGCTGTGTGTGTTCTCAGAATTGTTTCTGTAAATTTCAATGTTGATACTTTGCTAGCAAATGTCATCGTAGTTGAATTAGTAATTTTCCAATGGCATGAATCCGTTAAGTAAATACGGGTATCTTCAGCACCGCCTTCACAGTATGGATTTCCGCCGCGGCTTGGATCTAAGTACTTGTCTGGATGATCGTATAGTGCAACGAATGATGCACCTAAGTCAAATCCTTGTTTCAATACATCTGGAGAACCTTGCTTATGTAAATAATCATTTTCTACAAAATACACAATTTCATCATCTGCATAGGTTAATGCTTTATCTAACGCTAAATTGAATGTGCCGGCACCATTACCAACCGATACCTGAATGATATTTGCTGGGTCAATGTATCGTTTAATCATTGCTAACGTAGCATCACTACAATTGTCCGCAATAATTAGAATGTCATAAATATGATTAAAAAATACATTGCAGAAATTTTTTAAACATGATTCATTGTTGATGTAGTCTGGCTTTACTTTATTGTAACCAGCATCTGATATTCTATATATTATTTTCATTTTAAAAATACGTTGTTAAACTGTTTCATTACCAACTCTGGTGAATACATTGAATATGCATTCCAATTTTCATGTTTATTTATAATATCCGGAAAATTTGTTAAAATTCCAATTAATTCGTCATAGTTGTTATAGATTATTGATTTATCTCCTAGCATTTCAATATGTGCTAAATCATTGAATCCGGAATCACACCACGATGTTGTTATAATTGGTTTATTTTTTACAGAAAATTCAGCTACAGTTAAACCAAATGATTCTCCTCCATTTCTTGCGTGTATACACGCATCACATGTATTAATAAATCCAATCTTTGTAGTCATATCAGATGTGCCACTTATAAAAAATACATTTGACTCATCGCAAAATTGATTAGAATTCATAAACAAAAAATACATATTTTTGTTAGCTCGTGCAACATTTATAACAGCTTCGCGAGCAAATGGAATATTAAATGAATCCGGGCCGCCATAATATCCAAATACTAGTGCATCTGTTGGTATATTAAAAAATTGACGATAGTTTTCCATATGGTCGTATTTTAAAATATCAACAATATGCGGGACAAATGGCAATGTACCGCCTGACATTTGTGTTGATAACCATTTAGATACATATGCATATACATCTCCGTGTGGATCATGTAACTGAAAAACGGAATGTACTAAATTTTTAGCATTCGGTACTAGTTTGCCATCATTCATACCAGCTTTTATATAATAAACGGCATCAATTTGATTTTGATCGATATAAGATATAACATCATCAAATTTGTCATATAAAAATACATTAAACTGTTTTTGAAATTTATCCAATGCAGCTAAATCTGAGTTTCGATTTGATATAATTACTGAATCATTGTTTAATAATTCTTGATTATAATATGCATAATCAAATAAGGCAATTTCAGTTCCTCGAAGGCCTAGTTGTTCACTATGAAATGCAATTTTCATATATTTAAAAAGTTGTTTAATTTGTTAATGTTCATTGTAATATCACCAGGTACCCGATCAGGCTTATACGATGGTTTAACTCGATCATTGGTTTTTATTGCTAAGTCGTATATAGTTTTAGAATCTGTACCAACATTGTAGACTCCAGTTGCTTGTTGATGAATCAGTTTAACAATTAAATTGCTAATAACATCTACAGAATCACAATTTGTATGTATATCTACCCAAGCAGTATCATACGGAAATGGATTAGGTTTATGTGATAATCGACAAATTAAATAGTTGTTACTTCGTAATTGAACTAATGCATCGCCAACTAATTTTGTGTAACCATACCAAGTTGGTATGTGAACTGGGACATCGGTTTCTGATGCTACTGGTACAGAGCCGGCATAGATATAATCGGTAGAAATATGAATTAATTTTTTGTTAGTCGAATTGCATACATCAATTAAATCGTTGAGAGCTTGAAGATTAACGTCCCACGCTGTTTGCATATCTACGCCGTATGTATCAGTATATGCAATACAGTTAACTACAGTATCGTATGAATCATTTAGTAAATGTGACCATTCTGATAACTGAGTAATATCAATATTGTTATGTGTTCTGGAAATATAGTCCCAATTGGTTTGCCGAATTAATTCTTGTCCCAATAAGCCTTGTCCGAGTACAACTACGTTCAAAATTTAAAATCCTTTATAACTTGTTCTATATACATAAATACCTCATCCGTATAATGTGGTGCTGCTCCAATAAAGAACACTGAATCTAAAACTTTGTTAGCTTCTGGATATTTAGATGAATCATCTAAAAAACTATAACCTGGATGTAGTAATATGTTCCCGGCAAAATAGTTTCTTGTTTGTATTTTATTCTTTTCTAGATGTTCTACTAGTTTATGTTTCAGCCCCGGTGTTTCGCATATGAATGGAGTTCCAAACCAACATGGTTCTGCTGATTCTAAGGTTACCGGAGTTCGTAAATTTGGTATATGCTTTAAAAATATATCACTAATTACAGTTTTTGATCTTTTTCGTTTTGATTCAATATCATCTAGTTTTTTCAACTGTTCGATGCCGATGGCTCCTTGTAAATCTAATGGCTTAAGATTATACCCCATTTCTGAAAATACATACTTATGATCAATTACGCCATCGTAATTATCTAACCACTTATCAAAACGATTACCGCATGTGCCACACGCTAATAGATTTGCTGATCCTATACAATAGCAGTCGCGACCCCACCAACTAATTGACACAAATAACTTTTTTAATTCATCATCATTTGTACAAATCATTCCGCCTTCTCCGGTGGATATATGATGTGCTGGGTAGAATGAATTTGAAAATGCAACGTAATATTCATTTAAATATTTGCCATTCCATTTAGATCCTAAACTATCACAATTATCCCCAACAAGTTTCAAATTGTATTTTTCACATAGTTCTAGTAATCTATCAATGTTCGGTGGATTACCTAGTACTGGAGAAACAAAGATTGCTTTTGTTTTTGGAGTAATTTTTTGTTCAAGTAAATCCAAATCAAAATTCAAGGTGTCCCATTCAATATCAACAAAAATTGGTTTTAATCGATGTTGATAAATTACTGATATTGTAGTTGCAAACCCAACAGGCGACACTATAATTTCATCATCATCAGCCCAATTAAATCTACGCTTCAATGCAGCAATCAAAACCAAATTGGCTGAACTACCTGAGTTTACCATGTGTGAATGTTTAACATTGAACTTTTTACTAAACTCGAGTTCAAACTTATAAACTCGTTCTCCGGTAGTAATCCATTTACCATTCAAAAATGAATGAATTGCAGCTTCGGTTTCTTTTTCATCCCAATATGGTCCTGAGTAATATATTGGAGTAGTGCCCGGTATAAAATTTTTATTATTGTAAATATATGGAGCTACGTGATTGCCAATTAATGTTTGTATGTCGCTTTTTTGTATCATTGTTGTGTATAATTTTTAAATTCAGTAACTGATGGAAATTCTGTTAACTTGCCAAAATGTTGTTCTAACAATGGATCAAATTCAAACGGCGGTGTGCCATTAAATGGTGTTGTATACTGATAGTTTCCCCATTTATGTTTAACGTATTCTGCATTATGTTGACCAACCTTTAAGCTAGGAGAATTTGGATCAGTAGATGTGGAATTTCCGTTAAACATACTAGGAACATTTAGATTTATGTTTTGTACATTATGCAATTTACAGCGATGGTCATAATCGTTATCTTCACACCCAGCCCATAGTATATTTTCATCAAATCTACCAACCGTATTAAATATGTCTCGATGCATGCAATATAGTGCATATCCAAATCCGTTATTGTATGTGGTAGCTAATGATGTGGCAGTTGAATTATCCCACAATGCATCCAGAATTTCCAAACTGAATCTGGAATCTTCTTCACTAACAATAACTTTTTCTAGTCCCATATGGTTGAATGCGATATCACATATAAAATTCCATCCTCCTGCGCAGCCAATATTGGTTGTGGTTGTATAGACATCAAAATTATCAGTTATATACGAATTTAGTTGCTGTCGCCCGTTATCGATAAAGTAAAATTGATATTCATCAGAATAATTGGCTAAATTGAACCATTCAGTAAAATAATCATTTGCATTATATCCTAATACAAAAACATGTTTTTTCATAATAAACTTTCTATAATTTGTTCTATAACTTCACTATCTGTATAATAAGGATTCATCATCAAATGTCCAACCGTTTCAAAATATTTATCTGGTCCTAGTTGTGGAGACTCTATCTTTTTTAATACTCCGTTAGGTCCGTATAATTGATATATGAAATCTCCAGTTAAAATAGTGCGACACCCTACCCCGGCAGCTAAATTTGCTAACCCGCCTTCAGTTCCTATAAATGCATCGCAATGCTTTAAAACAGACGCTTCAAACAAAATTGACTTTGTATCAGTATCTGCTACATGTATAGTTTGTTGTTGATTTGCTGAATCAAACCCAATTGGATACAATGTAAAATGTTCCTGTAAGCCATCAATTATATATTGAATATCGCGATGACTACCACCGTAACCTAAATTAGGAACATCGACTCCGGCTTCATACTGTTCCGGTGTAAATAAATAGGTTTTTGGTTGCCAATTGGACATTACTCCTATAACCGGCTTACCTGTTTCTTGTCGAATATCGTTTATATATTTTTCTGCTACAACATCGTATTCTGGTGTAGTGTATATTTGATATGATTTTGAAACAACATCAAACCCTGCTTGTTGTTGATATTCTTCACATGGCGTAATTTCATAATGTAACTCACTTAATTCAATAACACGATCATATCCAGATAATTCCAAAACCGGTCTAGGTCCAGGAATACTAGAAACAAATACTTGGTTGATAAATGGATTATTAGCAACAAGCTGTTGCATTTGTGGAAATCCAATTAAATAATCAACTTGTGTATATTGTGTTGATAATGTTTCTGCTAATGATGTAGCAAACATAATGTCACCAAAGAAACCATATGTAACTACTAAACATTTAGTATTTTGCATAACTTTTTTCTTCTATAAATGTAGACCCATATTTCAAGTTGATTTGTTTTTTAATATCAGCTCTGAGGTCGTTTGTAATGTATACTTGTCGAGCATATTCCACAAACATGTCATCAAACTGTTTTCTGGATTCCATTTCTCGTAAAACATCTTCAATATCCCACAGTTTAACATTTATTGCAACTAACTGCTCATAATCAGACATTGCAATATTCAAATCCGCAAAAACTATTTCATGCAAATACAAGTATTCGCGATTAACATTTTCCAACTTGGCAGAATCGGTTATCTTTTGTCGTTTAATGTCTAAGATTGAAAGCTTATCAACAATCTCCCCTACTGATACTTCTATATTCATTGTTCAACACGATAATTAGTACTTTTAATCCAACGCACATTGGGCAGGCCTGCGACGAATTCTTCAATATCTGCTTTCACATTACGATACCCTAAATGTCGATATTCATATGCCCGAGCAAATAATTGTCGACCTTCAACAAAGTCTTTTTGATGTTCCACGGTCTTTTTTGACATATCTCCGTTGTCAGCATGATATAGGCATAAGAATGTACCTGTTTCATTTCTTACAGGTGTGTATCCAGCCCATTTAAAACGTTCTCTGAGATCTTCATCTTCATTTCCCCATCCTTTGTATAATGGATTCAATCCGTTAATTGCATCCCATTGTTCTTTGCGGATTACAACTACGCCACCATAAAAGTTTTCATCGATACCATCTTCCCATTTACGATACCCACCTGGAATATCATAATAGTCTCGTTTGGTTAGATCTGGATTCACAAAAATTCCTTTGCGAGCTGGCAATACTGGTTGGTCTGCAATTGCATAACTAACATCGTCAGTTGGACAATAATCAACTTGATGCAACACAATGATGTTACCGGTTGCAACTTGTGCTGCTACATTCTGTGTGTTTGCTAAATTGAAATTGTCTGTATCGTTTTGTTCAGACACAATAATTTCAAAATCCATTCCTTCAAAATGTTTAAATAGTGCCGGAATCAATGTTTCTAAATGTTCTTTACGGTCACGATAAGGAATAATAATTGAATACTTATCGTTTGAAATTTGCGATTCTGTCATATTGATGTACTACTTTATATTGTGAAACTGTGTTTAAATCAAATGCAACTAACCCTGCGTTAATTACATGTAAATGCACTGCAAACTTATCTTCTAATGTGGTAAATTTGGTTTGCTCTTTGTATTTGGTTTGTATGAGGTAATTAAATGATGTTTGATCTGCTACTTTAAGTTTACCGGCAGATAACAAATAAATATCCATACACATTTCTTGAACTAATGCCAAAGGACCTCCCCATACACCGACATTATGTACTTGTTTATCTGACAATACATCTATTCCAATCAAGCCTAAGTTCACATATACATGTTCTTTGTTCCATGCTTCTTGGTTGTAAGTAATAATTTCGCTCGTTGCTGTGATCTTATCTGGATCTAGTCCGTCAAATGGATTTGAGTTAAAATATACATCTCGTACATCCGTAATAATAACGTGTGCATGATCTGCTGTTTTTAGATAGGACCATATATGGAAGAAACGAACATTGTGAATCAGATTATATGATGATTCAACTGTCATTGTTCCGGTATTGGTGGTAAATTCTGGCAATTCTCTGCCCCAGCAGTCAAATGTAGGATTCATGATCGATACATTGTTTTCTTTGAGATATTCTACCAATGTGTCTGTTGCATTATAAATAAGCAACATTCTTTCTACATTCTCAAAATTAGATGTCTCAACCCAACCCTGCACATCTGCGACTGTATAATTGCCTGAGATAGCTCCTATTAATAAATTTTTCATAAGTTTAATAACTTTAATATATTATAAGTAATTTTTGGATAGGATATATTATTTTCGTACCAGTTTTTTGCATTATTTTTTACAAATTCTAGCAATTCTTTGTTTCCAATAACTTCATGATATCTTGCTGCAATTCTTTTAGACAATTCATCCGGGTTTGCATATCGATATTCGGCATCGTATTCTGCATCTACTGCTACGTAATGAAAATCTGGTATCAATGGGTCAGATGTCTCAACAATAAGTGTAGGCCGCATTAAAGGTATGCCTATTCCAAACATTTCGATATCACGAAAACACAAATCGCCACATAGTGCACCACCTCCACCGCCGATTGATAATGCTAATTCAAACTGAAATGATTCTTGTAAATAATGTTCAAACGGAATCGGGCCGGCGCCAAAGTATAATTCGGATTCATTTAAATGATTTGGTAGAAGTTCCAATGATTTTCTAACTCCTAGATATCGGGTGTCGACGCCTGAATTATACAAACTACCGCGCCAATATAATCTAGAATCTAGTTTAATGCTTTGACGGTGTGTTTGTATCATATCATAGTTTGTGCCTAGTTGCCACACAGTATCTGGGTATGGTCCGGCTACTATATTTTTACGAATTACTGGATCTGTACATATGGTATCCCAAAACGCTGAATTATATTGTCCAATCACAGCGCCAACAAATCCAGGCTTTGATGATAATTCTACAGTTAATGATGGATGATCTCCAAAGTCGAATGTTTTAAACGTATCATCATATTCAAATATGAGTATGGATCCTTGGTTAATTGCAACGCCGGCATACACCGTGTTTCCATCACCAACGTGCTCATTCCATTCAACATCATATCCGCGAGTATGTAATTCATTAACAATTCCAATTGTATTGTTATGATCAAAACGGTGTTCTGCAATTCCTTTATGAAAACTGTGTAATTTTATTTTTGTCATGATCGTATAAATCTAATATCTTCCTGTAAATTATTTATCTCAGATAACACTTCATACGTTGTAAATCCAGCTTTATACATCACATCAAAATACATTTCTCGATCTGGCGCGCCAATATTATATACAACACCTGGTTTAGGTACTTCTAATATTATTTCTGATGCACGACGTATTAAGTTTTGTCCGCCGTTAATTATATCAACTTCAGATCCTTGCACATCTAGTTTAATAATGTCAAATGTTTCAGTTGGGAATAATAAATCTAATGTCGTAGTCGTTAAATTTAAAATTTGAATATTTGATTCATTAAAATGTTCTGTATTTTCTAAGTAATATGATGCACCTGTTGTAGTAGGAGAATCCGTAGTTATATAAAATTCTACTTGTTTAACAATATCACTTAAACATACTATATGATATGGTACATTTAATAATTTAAGTGTTGGCTCGTTATTTGGATTAGCTTCGATTAGTACAAACTTTGCGCCTGGATATTGTAGTTGCGTTTGTTTGTACCACCACCCATCATTTGCTCCGATATCTAGTATATTCATAAATTAACTAATTTTTTTATAAACTTTTTTATCAGGTCCGGTTAGATGCAATGAATATTTTTTAGTTTTCAATATAATAGGTTCTACTTCGGTATCGTGATCATAATGATTATGATTATCAAAAACTATTTGACCATTAACATTAATTTTATCTTTAAAATAATTGAATGCATCTAAAACTGCTTGAGTATGATGTGGGCCGTCGATAAACACTAACGAAAATTTTGATTCAATTCGTTTATCATTTTCATATATCGGGACGCCATCTGCAAATCTATTAAAAAATTCAGTATCTTCTAAATTATAAAATATAAAGTTATAATCATGTTCATATGCCCATTGGAATAAACTTGACATAGTTTGTGTTTTCATATGATTGGTGTAATCACTTTTATGTATCCCAGCAATATCATGATAATCGATGTTACCATATGGATCTATAGAAATATGTGGTTTGTTTGTACCAATATTACCTTCCATGATTAATACGCTACTACCGCCTCGTCTCGTTCCTATTTCAATTGTAGCACCAGAAACATCTTTAGTTTCTATTATTGCTTGTTTTAATTCTTCGTAATGTGCTCCGTCTAGTTCAATCATAATAAATTAATTTCTGTGTTTTGGGTGTATTAAATGTTGATATTGATCAATATTATTGATTATGTAATTTGGTAATGGAATTTCATTAACCGGGAGTATATATCCGCCTCCTCGATTAAAGATATCAGCACCGGTGTTTAAACATGAATCAATATGCGTATCAGTTTTAAATTGTGGTTGATTAAATTCATAATGTGAGTATGATTCTAGTTTTTTAACTATACGTTCTTTTCCGCCCATCCAACTCCAATGCCAACCTCCGTTAGGTACAAGTGTTCCAACAATTTTTTTACGGATGTTTTCTTGTGGCGAACCACCTATATCTAATAGTGTCTGAAAGTTAAAAACTTTGAATTGAGTCCATGTTTTTTCAAATGATACACAATTAATCCAGTAGTTGCAAAAAATCATTTCCAAAGCGTATATATCACCTGTTTTTACATACGGTATTAATGCTTTAACTGTTTCAGTGTATGGAATTTCATCTGAGTCGCCATATAGCAATATATCTTCTGGTTGAACTCCAATTTCAGTTAAAATATCAATGTATTTACCTGTAACTAGTTCTTCAATTTTATCGGCTTTTAATTCAAATGCATTTTCCGGATAATCGGTAAATGTTCTATGAAATATCTTATCTCCTTTAAACGGGAAAGCTGGAAATTCTGGTCTAGGATCCATTTGATATGTATGTGATGCTTCGAGAAAAATAAAACCATCTACTACACTATCTAATTCATTCATAATGATATCCGTTAGTTCGGACTCATCTGTATATGTACTTACTTTATAAACTTTCATAATACTCGTTTTGTTTTACTTGCCGATCAATTGTTTTAGGATGATACAAAGAAAATGCCTCTGTGTCAGCTGGTAGCATTGAATATGACGTAAACCCATCTAAACGTTCATGCACTTTGTTAATCCATTTAATCTCAGATTTATTCTTCCAGATGCGCCATTGATAGTCTGGCCAATTAACCCAGCCGGCTGCATTAACATTCCATCCCCATTGTTTTATATGATCCGGAGTAAGTCCTTCTACAGTATTAATTCTAGGTACTAAATATACATCATTATCAGGATTCATTTCTAAAAGAGCTGGTAAATGTTTAATAAACAACTCATTTGGAATTTCATCAGCATCTATCTGAAAAATATAATCTCCTGTACAATGTTGGGTAAGATGATTCTTAAATGCTCCAAAATCATTATTCAATGGATAAAATGCAACTCGAATATTACCTTGTGTATTATGCTTCATAAGATAAACATGTACTTGACTTTTATCTTCGGGATGATTTTTCATATCATCCACAGTCAAATCCATTTGAACTACGATCTCGTCTTGCGGTCTTTTGTGTTGCAAAAGAAATGTAATGAGCCGTTGGATTTCAATGAACTCATTACATACTGTTATTGCATATGAAATTTTCATATCTTTTGAAGTTTAGGCAGTTCAATTTTACTGAGAGTTGGCAGTTTCAATTCTACTGGTTTTGGAATCTTGTTAATGCCTTCATCTGCAATTGCCAATACCTTTTCATATATCTCTGCTACTGCTGTTTTAGTAAATGTTGAATTTACATAATAACGCTGACGCTTAGCTAAATCCATCCATTTTTTATAATTCTTTTGTATATCCTGCATCATTTTAGCTGCATATCCATAATCAGGCGTAAACCACTTTGCCTCCCCAATTAAGAAATCATTTTGTGCTGATGGGTGAATTGGTGTGAGACCTCCTGGTACTGTGCAAATAAAATCTTTCTTTAAGAAATCTACTTGGCCAGAATAGTGTGGTGCCATAATGGGTTTACCTGTTGTTGAGAATTCTAACAATGGTCGACCAAATCCTTCTGCCTTGGTAAATGATACCATTGCTTTTACTTTTGGATGATTGTACATGCTATTCATTTCATCATCAGTTAACTCGCCATGGATTAGATATACAGACGGCAGTTTTGCAGTACCAAACATGTCTCGAATTTGTGAAATTTTTGTTTCAATTTCCATTCGATCTAGTATGCTATACGTGGCACCGCTAGTTTTCAATATTAATGCAGGTGCATTCTTTGTGTTTTTATATGTATTGAAAAAACAATGTAATAATCCACTTAAATTTTTACGATCTTCACCAATAACACCCTGCAACCAATGTCCTACTGCTAAGAATGCAAATGATTCTGTAATTACATCTAATGCTGTGAATGTGTCGGTTACTGTTTTATTGTTATACACCGTTTCATCAAAATACTCTGGAATTACTTCGATTCTAGTAGTGATTGTTTTGTTTTTTGACTTTGCTGTTTGTTCAAATACTTTTTTAGTAAATTCTGAAGGAACAATTACAAGTTGCATTGCGTTTAGATTATCAATCCATGATTCTGGACATACATCTCCTTCAGTGCCAGCGGTTACCCCAATATTGTATTTACCAACAGCTTGTAATTCATTTGGCACTGAAATTTGAATCCACACATCTGGTTGCTCTGTTAATGGCAATGGAACAATTCTAAGTTGGAAATCTGTCGAAATTGGGTATGTCATTGGAGTATGCCCCCATGGTAATGAAACCAATTTAACGTCCCATTCAGTTCCTCGTTGTTCAATAATATTTGTTATGATTTCACGTGCGTGATGTCCATAACCTGATTGTGTCGCTACTGGCGACGCTATAACTACTTTTCTCATTATGCTACTATTCCTGTTCGTTCGTATTTAGGAGCTTCTACTTTTGTTACGGTGTACATTGGTCTTGATTCCTGATGCATGGTGAATAAATCACGGAACATTGAAATCATCTTGTTACCCATTTGTTCTGCAGTTAAGCCGTTATCCATTGCCCATTGTCTACCTGCTAAACCTCGTGTACCTCTTTCTAATTCAGACATATCATACCAATAACGAATTGCGTCTGCTACATCTTCAAATTGTACTCGATCATCAAAGATATATGGCGTTTGTGGAGATCCTTGCAGTGATCTGTTGCTTGGAAATACTGGTTTTACCCAAGATCCATGTTTTTTGTATTTACCGGTATGATTTGTTGCAAATTCGCCATCAAACCGAATCCATTCACCATTTTCATCTTCGAATCCACATTGATCCTGAAGACCACCAGTAACATTGTTAATGATTGGTGTTCCTGATAAGATTGCCTCAGTTGAGCTAAGTCCCCAACCTTCATTAGAACCAATATTCACTACAACATCTGCTACATTATATACTGCATTGAGATCTTGTGCTGACATTTTTTGTTCGGAGAAGATAATCTTACAATCTGGAGCTAATGTTGATGCCACTGCACGAAGATCGGTTCCATTTTCATCAACAGCTTGGGTATGCATAACTAATGCTACACGAGTTTTTTGATCTGTGGGTAACTGATCTACAAAGTGTTTGAATGCGAGGATAACATCGCCTGGTTGTTTTCTTCTGATATTCCGGTTGTTCCAAAACACCACAAAATCAACTTTATTTTCTTCTTTGATTTTTGTGTGCATTGAATCATATAATGGATCTAATTTATGCATTGGACAGAACGTGTTATGATTAAGTCCATGCGGCACAAATCCGGTAAGTACATGGTTCCATTTTTTATCTGCTGGTAATGAATCACTTTCATCATAATTAATCACCCCAAATCCGTTTTGTTTTAGCACTTCTCTATGGATATTGTCTGATTGCTTGCTGATGCCCATAATCATATCACAACTACCGTAAAAAGGCGCGTTCCACATCGGATATGGTAGGTCGTCCCAAATAGAGTAATATGTAATTGGAATACGGAATGTGGTTTTAATTTCATGCTCTAATGCATACAACCAGGTCCAATAACGTGGATCTGTAAAGTGAAGAATTGCATCTGGTTGTTCTTGATTTAGAATTGCAAATAAAATGTTGCGATCTCCATAACCGTTCCAGGCAATTAATTTGACTGATGCATCTTCTATTCCAGTTTCACGTGCCACCTCTGCAGACAGATCAAATGCGTTGCCAGCATCTGGGTGATTCAGTGCAGCGCCTAATTGAATCCAATCAAACTCTTTAACTGTGTTAAAAATAATTTCTTTGCTGACCGTACCGATTCCTGATGGTAAACGAAAATCATCTGCCAATAACAGAATTTTCTTTTTTGCGGGCTTGTTAGGGTCGATTTTTTGTAACTTTGGTAACTCCATTTATTATTCCTTATAACTTTATTATAAATATCAACCTAGTATAACTACTGGCTTTTTTAACTTGTTAATATTGGTATATGCTGTTTTTAACACAGGATCCAATGCATCTTCATTTGTTAGTATCATCATGTAATCACATTGTTCTGCAATCAGCTTCATACGATGATGCAATTGGCTGAAATGATATGCTTTACCGTAATATGATTCTGGCATTGCCGAGTATAGATTGTATCCAGAGAACGATGGGTTGTATTCTTTATAATGAATTCCAAATTCCAATGTATACTTTCGTACCATACTATTTGCACCTTCATTGCCGCCGGCGCCAATGATTATCAATTCATCACCAAACCGTTGTTTCAATTCTTGCAGAGTTTGCTGAATCTTTCTGCGATTCTGCCATGCTGTATTTCCTATAACTGCTACTTTTGTCATTTTACTTTTTCATGTAGAAATTTAACACCTTTGGGCATATGACCGTACACTGTTCGGAGCATGGATTCTAATAGTTGTCGATTTGCTTTGCAATTAGGATCTGAGATGTTTGTTAGCAAAGTGTACTCACATTTCTGTGTCCCATAACTATGTGACTTATGCTTTTGCAATTCAAACTGATATACGTATGTATGCTTATGTTCGTAACGGATCATATCTTATAATAGATAATATTATTCTCGAATCCTACCTTCTCGGGGACAATTTACTGAATCAGTTTTGAATGGACAATATTTGCAATTTTTATCACCTTTGCCAGATATTGCCATATAATCTCGGTCTGCATTCTTATTGCCTTCTGCATCAAAACAAGCGTCAACAAATGCATCGATTTGCTTTTGAACTTTGCGTTGTGTTACTGTACCAGCTGCGGGTTTAAATTGTTGCACTCGCTTTTGTGGAAACATAGATTCTTCAATCATCTTGCGTTTCACTATGAAAAACTCAACATCGATATTTTCTTTAGGTGTACCGAATTGTGCTGAAAAATAATTTTTATATGCAATTAGTTGGGCAGCTTTAATGCTGTCTGCCTTTTGATATTTATTCCAACCAGCACGACTTGTTTTAATGTCTAGGATGCTGATAGTATTGGTAGGAACATGGCGCAATACCACATCAATGAATCCATACCAATATACAGAAGGATTCTTTTCTGATGCTTGAGTACATAACTCAATTTCAATGCCTACTAATTCCCAATCCTTTGTGGAAAAGTATTGTTTGCGTCGTTTTTTGAACCAATCTAGGATAGCAACGCCATCTTCAAGATATTCTGCTAATTGCAATGGATTTGAAAAATGTTCTCCGTTACTGTCTGCTACATTACGTGCATATTCTTCTCGGAGCTTGTTTGTAAGGATATCTCGCAAATTTAACTCGTCTGCCTTCTTTACTGTCTCTGTATACAACACAGTCAAATAGTACTGCAATGTTTCGTGAAATGCTGTACCAAAACATGTATCTATGCTGGATTGGAAAGGTGCTAGACCATCAATATATGCTAGCTTCCATTGTCGTGGACATTTTTCATACATTGACCATTGAGAATAAGATATCTTGCGAGGAACCGAATCAGCATCTCGCAATGATAACTTATAAATTGGATTGATATAGTTTCCTTGCTTCATACTCTAATATAAGAAGAATTATGTTAGAAACCAACCAAACAGTAAAAAAGTGCCAACATTACTGCTGACACTTTTATTATTAATGTTATTCATTAAATGTTTTTTGCCATAACAAATTCATCAACTGACTGATCACAATAAGCATCTACAATTCCGTTATATTTTAAGTTACGCCAATCTTGTTTTGCTAAGCGCTTAGGTGTTTCTTTTATAAAGGTTATAACTTCGTGTGGAACTGGATTTGTTTTGCAAAATTTTAACACTTCATCATAAATTTCCTGTAACGTATCTAGATCGTTAGTTTCTACCGCGATGTCCCAATCACTGTCTGACTCAAATGTATCAAAGATAAATCCTTTAATGCTTTTTCGATATGAATCAACCCATTCTTTTCTATCTGCATACATGTCATCGAGCCAAGTACATGCATCTGGATTATTTATATACATATAATACTTATACGTATCATCCGACTCGGTTCTTGCAGGCGTCGTTTTTGGTGTTTTGGGTTGATTTACAATATCCGATGATGCAATTAACATCTTCGCAAAATTTAAAATTACATCATCTTGCGAATCAATAACTGATTCTGGATACCCTAATGCTGCTAATTGATACCGCAGCGCTAATAAAATGCTTTGTTCTTTCATCTCTTTTTATTTATTGGTTAATATGCTAAATATAAGAAAAAAAAGAACATGTGTCAACCTTTTTCCAAGAAAAGTTTAAATTATTTGCTAAGTTCCAAATATTGAGCAGATTTTTCTTTGAGATATATATCGATTAGATCTTTTGTTTTTTCGAGGTCTTGTTCAAAGCTTCCTTTATGACGACATCGCACAATGCGTTTAATTATATCAAATTCATAACTATTTAGACCCCAATCGTCAGCAAATTTATATAGGCTATCTTTGCCTTTGTAATATGACTGCGTGTTTACACTCATTTTTTAACTCCTTTTATCATTGTTTTAATCTCGGCTTCAGTATAGCCGTATAATGCTAACAGTCGGGTGCAACTATCCTGATTAAGTAGATCTGCGTAGTCAGTTGCCTCAGTTTTACTGACTTGATAATGTTCTGCAAGTTGTGCGATTAGTTTGTCTGAAAACTTGTCGTCTTTCTTGCCTTTAACATATTTGGCAAACGATTTGTTTGCTGGCAACAGGGAATGATATAACCTATAGGTTTCGCGTGGTTTTAACAGGCCGATTGTGTATGTTTGTAACTCATTGATAATTTCTACTAGATCCTGTCGCATCGAAAGCCATCTGTTCACGATATATGGTGAAAATTTGGACTGATCCGTTTCTGAATATTTAGACCATTCTTTCTTTTTGCTTGTTACGCCGTCAACGAAATCAAAAATTGTTGCACCCTTTTTTTCTGTCATAGTTTGTATTTTTGTTTGTATTTCTGTTCAAATAAATCACCAATACCTATTTCCAATATAACTGCATTATCTGGAATTCCGGGTATTTTTCGTTCTAACACATCATCGATACTTTTGTTGCGCAATGTTTTCATTTTTGTTTTTGCATTGCTTCGATTGGATGTTTTAAACACGATTGTTACATCAGATTTATAATATGGTGCTGACATTATTTTTTTAGTTTGATTGGTTGAAATTCTTCAGGTATTGATCCACAATCGTCACAACGAAAGACCGGGACAGGTACCATTGTGTCTTTATCGCCACCCGTTAAGAATTTTGATACTTTGTTGATTGCCATTACCTGACGAAAATACAATCCGTCACATTCTTTGCATTGTATCGGTTGCATATCATTTGGACCGATATTCACATTCATTTTACTCATATTTCTCCTAATAGATTTACAAACATTGCCATTATGTTGATTTCTTTGTCTACTACACTTGCATCTTTGTATTGAGCCTCAGCAATAATCAAAATGCATGGACCAATATGCCCTGTGGCAAAATCATCTAATGCATCAAACAAGAAAGTGTATAATGGCGTAAAGTCTCGCACTTTGCTATCTGCAATAATTTGCCGAATCTTTGCAAATGCTGATTTTTTGTCTTTTGAATCCTGCAGTACTGCTAGAATTTCAGTCATATAATTTGCTTGAATTGCACTTGCTCGATCTAATTGCAATGCACCGCCAACTACTGATGCTTGTGCAGCGTTAATTGCTCTGCGGATATCCGGATATGATGAATTGATTATTGCTGCTACATCCTTAATATCGTAACTTACCTCATTTTGCTCTAATACTTGCACTAAACGCTTTGCTACATCTGTTTTACTAGGAGGTGTGATTGCAAATGTCTGACATCGTGATTGAATTGGATCAATAATCTTTTCAACATAATTACATGTTAAAATAAAGCGTGTTGTTTTACTGTATGTCTCCATTAGATTGCGAAGAGCTGCCTGTGCATTTGGCGTCAAGTAATCTGCCTCATCCAAAATGATAATTTTCCATCTGCGAAATCCGACTGTTGATGCATATCGCTTAATTTTGTCGCGAACTGCATCTACTGAGTTTTCATCTGATGCATTTATATACATAACATCGGCATCCACACTTCCGGCGATAATTTTTGCCAAAGTGGTCTTCCCGGTGCCAGCTGTGCCATAGAATAACAAGTGAGGAACATCGCCATTAGCAATAAAAACTTTAACTTTTTCAATGATATGCTCATTTCCAATATATCCTTCCAATGTGTCTGGGCGAAATGATTCAACCCATAATGTGTTTTCTGTGTTTCCGTACATATTATAAACCTGTTGATCCGAATCCTTTATCTCCTCGTTTAGTTCCTGTTAATGAATCAACCGGCAACCATTCAATTCGCTCTACTTTGCAAAGCACCAATTGTGCAATGCGATCTCCCTTTTTAAATTCAACTGATCTAGGTCCATGATTAATCATGATGACACAAATTTCACCGCGGTAATCTGAATCTATAGTTCCTGGAGAATTTAATACTGTAATTCCGTGTTTAATTGCTAAGCCACTTCTAGGTCTTACTTGAATTTCATACCCTTGTGGAATTTCTACAAATAATCCGGTTGGGACTAGATGCCGACCTCCACAGTCAATTGCAAAATCTTCAGCGCAACATACATCTAGGCCAGCAGCTCCCGAAGTTTCATACCCCGGAAGCATATTTGCTGATTTATTTTTTACTGGTACTATCATAATTAATTCTGTAATTGTACTAGCCAATAAGATGATTGAAAGTCAGTTCCTGCAAAATCAATTCTTGCAAGCCCGTCTGGAGACACATGAAGCTGACCAGCATCTCCGCGATTTGCAGTCAATACTTCTTTCAATTTATCTGCTGAGAAACAAATTGGATCCATATCATCTACGGGAGTATTGCCTATTTCAAATGAAATATTGTCTGCATTAATTGTGGTATAGTTAATTACAAAGATAATCTTGCCACCTTTAACTTGCACTGCAAAGTTTTTTGCATCGGGTAAGGCATTCTTTGCTTTGATGAACTTGGTGATGAACTCATCATTAACATCAATTGATACCATGTACTCAGGCTCTGCATTAATAGTTGGTACTGCAGGAATAACCGTTGTGTCAGCCAACATGAATGTTAATTTTGTGGATCCTTCGGAAATTTTCATTGCATAATTCTTTCCTCCAGCTTCTTGCACATTGATTTCAATGTTTTCGCCTACTGCTCCTAACATCTTTGTCAATGCACCGGTATGATTGATACCTAACGACCCTTTCATGAACGGAGTCGTCTTCCATTGAATTTTACCTACCACTGTCTGATCTTGGTCGATTAAGTCGCACCCAACACCATCAGCATTTTCTTTTAGAATAACCGCTTCACAGTTTCCTGCTAAGTAATAACGATTAATAAATGATTGTAACTTGCTTTTTTCCATTTTTACCTTTTAAAATTTAAAGAATTCTGCGAATTTATTTGCATCGGTCGTTGATATTGAATCTCCGCCGAATTTTTTATATGTTTTTTTGTATTTTGAGTATACGTGCATTGCATTGTCTGGATCTGAGAACATATCGTGCAATGATAACACTACATTGAATAAATCAGTCGGAATAGCCGTTTCTAACAATTCAACATGGCTGTCAACCATTTTATCAATATCATTTGCAATGTCTACATACAGGTGCGTGTTGTGCACAACCATACGAGGCATACCTTCCTGTGAATAACGATCTAAACCGTCTGCTGTCTGGCCTCCTAGGTATTCATATGTAAAATCTTTGCATGCTGGGCAATCTAGGCTACAAGGCACATGTTTTGTCTTGTCAATCTCTACAGACTCCTTGCCTTTCTTGATATGTGTCTTTCTGCGATACTCGGCATTCTTTGGAAAATACAATTCCGTGAATGTTTGTGTTTTGTAGTTGCCTGAATGCAGATATGTTCCATATACTGGATATTGACCTGGAGAAGATGAATCCGTAGATAATTGCACTCGGCCTTTAGTCAAATCATTAAGCAATTTCTGCAAGGTTGACAAGATGAAGAAATCCGATATTTTTGAAATACCCAACAAGTGAATGTATTGCACATGGGGTTTTTCAAATTCTCGTTCCTGCAACATTAGTGCAATCACATACATGAAATCTACTAGTCGCTTTGGACCTCCAATACACCAACCGTTAAAGTCAAAATCTTTGAACTTGTGGTACCAAGTGTTGTATTCTTCATTGTATGTTCCTTGGATTACATTCAGAAATTTAGTTTTACCTG